GTCAATGCCCTGTCTGCGAAGACAATCGTGATCTGTGGAACAGTGGTGTTGAATCGAACAAAGATATTGTCCGAGAGCGTAAGCGTAAACTTTCCTACTACGCTAACATTTACGTTGTGAAGGACACTACTAATCCTGATAACGAGGGTAAAGTATTCCTTTATAAGTTCGGTAAGAAGATCTTTGACAAGATCTCTGCTGCAATGCAACCTGAGTTTGAAGACGAGCAACCCATTGATCCTTTTGACTTCTGGGGTGGTGCTAACTTCAAACTGAAGATCAAGAAGGTTGCTGGTTACTGGAACTATGACTCTAGTGAGTTCGATCGTCCTGGTCCTCTCCTGGATGACGATGAGGCAATGGAAGCAATCTGGAAGAAGCAGTATTCTCTTGAAGAATTCACTGCTGCTAAGAACTTCAAGACCTATGAAGAACTTCGCGGTCGCATTGATGCTGTCCTGAAGACTGCAAAACCTCCCAAGCGTGATGCTGAGGAGATTGATGAGGAGATGGAGAACTTCCGTCAAGCACGAGAGACAACTGCTCCTGTTGACACTGAAACTTTCTCTTCTCAACCTAAGCAGACTGAAGCAGCGACTTCAGACGATGATGACCTTGCGTTCTTCCAGAATCTAGTTGATCTCTGAGGTAAATTCGCCTTTTAGTTACAAAAAAAGCGGAAAAAATTTTCCGCCAAAAAATCGACTGTAGGGTCGCGAGCAGATTATCTAGGACTTAGTAGTCTTAGGTTCTCTGCTCTTTTTGTTCTACGGTCAAGGAATTGAGAACTATCGGTATATGTCATGATTTCTCTAAGGTCAGTTTCAACAATATCAAGATAAGAACTCCTCAGAGCATAGATTTGCCTCTTTTCATCGTTCTTCTCAACCTCATAATCATAGTTAGTTACTGAACTTCTGACGGTAGATCCAGAAATAGTGACATTACCAATAAAATCACGATATGTCACAGAAAAGTCTTCATCAACCTCTAGACCTGCAGGAACGATTAACTGATTGTAAGAATTTCTAACTTGTTTGGTGACGTAGTGATGAGTCGCACTTAGTTCATTAATACCATACTTATTAGTTGCATATCTTTGAAGATCTTCCTGTGACATAGGCCACTCAGTTCTAACATTGATAATGTTATTGGAAAGGAGTACAACCCAATCTAGTTCAGAGTCGCCGTATAGTTCTTCTGCAACTTGATCTGGTCTTTCATCCCCAGTGATTTCATACTTGTCAAATACCATGACATTCTGAAAGAAATCCTCTCTAATTTTTGCCCTTCTAAAAATATTCTTCGCAGTTACATAATCTCTGTTTGAAGTACGATCAGAGAAGGGTGATGGATATTGAATATCTGAAAACTCTGTAAAGTATGCCATTAGAATCCTACATCGCCTCCTTGCGTGATTGTATTAGATCCAAGACCATCTTTGACTGATGGATCATCGGAATTTTCTGCATAATCAGTGTCAAAGATTGGGGTCAATTCTTGGAAAGTCAATGTCATGATTGTAGACACTGGTTGTGATTCTGCCAGTGCATCATCATATGCAGCATATTGATTAGTTGGGGCATAATCAAAGTTTGCTGCAGTTAGAGCACATAATTTAAATGCATTCAATGATTTAATTCTTCGATTGTTGTTTAAGTATTCTACACGGAATACATTTGGTGTTCCGATCATGAATCCTTTGCTCTTTCCAGACAATTTTCTAGGAGACATACCTTGTTTGAAAAATCTCATGATTTTTCTTACATCTTCTGCTTCACCAGCACCTTGTGGTGCTAGATTGAAGGAGAACTGAAATGCTCTCAAAGATGGACCACTAAACAGCAGTTCAAGGTTTGGATTGGGAATTGCACCAGTTGCTCTAGCGATTGCTTGAGTTGGATCAACGTTCACGTTGACCTTGGAGAGTAGCATTTTTGCTACTACCGCAGACAACTGAAGTTTTAGGGGTGCAGGTAGATCTCCCAGTTGATTTAGAACATCGCCAGCACCTTGTGCTGCTTTTCCAAATAGATCAACAACACCAGACGCTCCCGCTACGTCAGCAAGTGCCGATTGAAATAGACCTAGTGACAAAGTATCAGCACTAGATCCTTCAAAACCAACATCTTTTTTATCTTGAAGATTATTTGGTATTGGCAATCGGACAACACCGATTGGTTCTTTGATGTTGGTATTTCTTTTTAAACCTTCAGTTGCAAGAACTGCAATATTATTTAAATTGTTTCTAAACAGATTTTCTTGTGATGGTCTATAAGTAAACTGAGTAAATCTCATAGAATCTTGAAAAATGCCACTGGTTGCACCTGGTTTACGATAATTGGCATCTTTGGGATATTGAAGATATGTGTCTTTAGTACGTGCAAAAATCTGTAATTTTTGACTGTTGGCAGACAATGCACCAGCATTTGAGATTTGACTAATTAGATCAACTAGCGTATCTGAAGAACTAAGGGGTTCGCCATTTGGTGAAGTACTCTCTACCTCAGGGAATGCTGGAGTACCTTCAGTAATAGTGGGGTTAATTGCTTCCTGTTCATTAATTTGCTTAGAACTTGCTACACCAGTACCTCTATACTTGTCCCAGTTTTCGTCTGAAATTGCTGGAACTCCAGGAACTTTACCTTCTTTTAAACGTGCTAAAACTTTTTTATTTTCTGCCTGAAATTGGGTAGATGAAGTGATGGACTGCCAATCAGGATCGTCAGATTTTATCGGTACAAATTTTAATTGTGCTCCAGGAGGACACAAACCATTGGTGGGAACTGTACCAGCACCCGATCCGCAGCGAACTTCCGAAATAGCAACTACTGCCCCTAACGTTTTACTCTTACCTTGTGAAGCAGCACTATAATCGGCGTCCCAATTTATAGCGAAACTCCTATTTTGATTCAAGTTATCAACACCAGTGATAGATGCTGTATATTTTATATTGCTAAATTTAGTCGCCATTAATTTCTATAGACTGTGGTTGGTTTGATTGGAATTTCGACCCCACCTAGGTTTCTTACAAATTCTTCAACAGGGAGTAGAGATGCGGTATCCCATTCTTCCTGCGCCAAACCCAAAATAGGACTTCTCAGTTCTGATATCAAGTATTTATGCACTCCCTTGGGAAGTTGAGGGATCTGCTTCTCCTTTAATTCAATTGCAATACCAATTCTGCTTGTGGGACTGAAATAGTGGAGATTAATACCGTAAAAATATCCATTACCAATACTAAGGATGTAGCAAAGTGGATACTTATCATAATACGGTAGATTTCTGGCAGTTTTTGCTCTATATCTGAAGAATGTTAAATTATCTGGAATTGGTGGAATGATTCTGTTCTTATCAACTCTTGCTCCCTGATCACCCTGCTCCTGATCGAACATTGAGGTATCGCCATAAATTTCAGCAATTTCTTGCGTGAGATTTTGCTGATACCACTCTCTTGTTTTGGGTTTTCCCGCAGTTTTTGCTTTAATCTTTTCAAAGATCGTTGTATAACCACTATCACTAAATTCACCAGTCGCTTCAAGTTGGCGAATTAGTTCTGCTTTGGATAATCTAGAATATCTTGCAATTCTATATCTAGAACCGAGAGATCTTAATTGATCAAACGTAAATCTACTTAAATCTGCCATTACACACCTAGATCATCTTCGGTTAAAATTTTCCATTCCCAGCGACGGTCTTTACAATATTCCATCGCTGCTTTCCATTTTGCTTGATTCTTTGCAAACTGGGTAACTTCAGTAATATACTTTTTAGTTTTTCTTTTTTGTACTTTTGGACCTTTAACTTGACTCTTTGGTTTAACTTCTATCAAACTTTCAACAATCTCACCCTTACTGTTCCTGTATTTAACATAAAAGTCTGGAAAGTATCTATGCACTCTACCATCCAGAGGAGAAACATAGGGAATGATAATTTCTTCAGAGTTCCATTTAAGGACGTTTTTATTTTCATCACAGTACTTCATAAATTTTCTTTCCCACAATGATCTGTAAACGATATTCGTGGGATCACCTTTGTACTTAGAAATGTTCAAAGGTTTAAAGACGCCACGATAACTCATATACATATATTAGGGAATACTATTCGTATTTATTGTGGCAAAGTCTGGATTAAATAACGCTGGGGAGAATAACTTATATTACAATAGTGACAATGTAATGAGAATTATGGGCAGCCTTTCGCTGACCAATCAATACAAAGTGGCAGTTAGATGGGGCACTGCTGCAGCTACTGGGGGACTCCTTGGTTATATCGGTAATTTAATCGCACCCCCCTATGGCGTTGCTGAAAATGGATATGATTTTGGATTTTATGCAACTGAAGCAGTTCTTCCTGGATCGAACTTAGTATCGCAGGAAGTGTTTGGTAATTATCAAGGTCTTAGTCAATCATTTGCGGTAAGTAGGCAATATCCTGAAGTTGAAATTACTTTTTATGTTGATGCTGGACATAACTCTCTGGTTGTTATGCAAGCATGGCAGGAATTTATTAATCCGACATTAGATAATAATAAAGCGGCTTCTAGAACCTCTGTCAAAAAACTTAGATATCCTGACGAATACAAGTGTGATATATTGATTAGAAAATTTAATAGAGATTTTCGTGCTACAAAAGATAAATTCCTATCTGCGGGTTCAATACAGGAACCTGCGTCACTAACTTATAATCTACTTAGGGCATATCCAACAAAAATTATTGCCACACCTATTAGTTATGGTGAAGGGCAGATAGTTAAATCCATCGTCAGTTTTAATTATGAGAAGTATGTTTTGTCCAAGAGAGATAGGAGTACTGCTGATGCTGCTTTGGTTGAAAAAAAATTACCAAAAAACTGGAAATAATCCAGAAAATTACCTCTATAAATAATTTCACTGAAATCTATAGGATATTATGCCTTTACCCAAAGTTGCAACCCCAACTTATGAGTTGAGACTCATCTCCAACGGTAAAATCATCAAGTACAGACCATTTCTTGTAAAAGAAGAAAAGGTTTTGATTATTGCTCTAGAAAGTCAAAATCAACAAGACATCACTACTGCAATCAAACAGACCCTTCAAAACTGTATTTTGACCAGAGGTGTTAAGATTGAAACTCTACCAAGTTTTGATCTTGAGAATCTATTTTTAAACATCAGATCTAAATCTGTTGGTGAGACAGTCGATGTTCTTGTAACATGTCAAGATGATGGCGAAACGAAAGTTGAGCACACAGTGAACATTGCTGATGTTTATGTTGATGTTCCTGATGACCATACAGATACCATTGAGGTTTCTGAAGGTATTCATATGAAGATGAAGTACCCATCTCTTCAGGAATTTATTGATAATAATTTTGATATGACATCGGCAGATGGCAAGGATACTGTAGATAAAACCTTCAAGATTATTGCCTCCTGTATTGACACAATTTACACCGAAGATGAGGCATGGTCTTCTAGCGATTGCACCGAAAAAGAGTTGATTTCTTGGTTGGAAACACTAGATTCCTCTCAATTTAAAAAAGTTGAGCAATTCTTCAACACCTTACCCAAATTGATGTATAAGTCTACGGTAATTAATCCAAAGACTGGTAATGAAAATGAAGTTGTTATTGAGGGACTAACAAATTTTTTCATGTGATGCTTTGTCATGCTAGTTTAGAAAATTATTACCAAACTAATTTTCAATTGATGCAACATCATAACTATTCTCTAACCGAGTTGGAGGATATGATTCCGTGGGAAAGAGAGATCTACCTCACCCTGCTTTCAAATTATATTGAATCGGAAAATCTAAAGGCACGACAAAATGGCGCGTAGAAAGCAAAATAACGAACCAGAAAAGAAGGGTGTAGATCCTGGTAGATTTTTTGCGGTCGCTGGCAGGGCAGAAAGTAAGACTAACGCAGAAGGTAAGACCAACGCCGAAGGTAAAAAAGGTTCAAGTGCCGCTAGCAGGATGGCATTTGCTTATGATCAAAAGGCGCTAGATAAGCGCATTGATCGTAAAACTAGAGATCTTCGTGATGTTGTTGATACTATGAGGAAACTTCTCCTCAGTATCAGTAAAGATATGAGGGACCTGCAGAAAATAAGTTCTAGCAAAGACAAATCGGAAACAAAAAGGGCGAAAGAGGAAAAATACGCTCTTGTGAGTGTCAGATCGGCACTATTTGATATTCGCGGCACGCTTGCTGCATTTGCTGGTGTCGAAGGACTAGAAAAATTAAAGGAGGGAAACACCGCTGGCGCTTTAGGTAACTTTGCTGAAGTTGCCGCCCTAATGGCACCTGAGATCTTTAATATCGCAACTAATATTGTTACTGGTGCTCTTATTGGTTATGGTTTGATTCGTGGTAGGGGAGCAAGAGTCAACCCTCAGGTGCCAAGAGCACCAGGTTCAGTTGCCAGGACACCAGCAATTCCTGGTGGTTCTGGTAATCTCGGAAGGATTTCCTTGGCATTGAAAGTGCTATCACTTCTTGGTGGCGGAGTACTTGTTGGAAAAGCACTAAGTGGTCAAAAGACGGATGAAGATAGATTGGCAGAATTGCTGGTGAGGCAGAATGCCCAGCAGTCTGCTTCAAGTCCTCTAGATTTGGAGAACGTTAATAGATTTACTCTCATTTTGAATAGATTTGAACGTGTAGTTGATAATCTACTAAGGATGTCGAGCGATGAGGGAATTACAGAAACAGATATAACCCAAGAAAATGTGACACCACTGGGTCCACCAGGTAGTCCATATGGTGATCCCAGTAAGGTTCCTGACTTTAAAGATGATCAAGAATTTTTGAAGAAAGTCAAAATGATGTCTAAAAAATTGGGCATCAAACCATCAGAATTAATGTCAATGTTATCCAAAGAGTCTGGAATCAACATTGATCCAAAAGCGAAAAATAAATCTGGTGCAACTGGTATTTTCCAGTTGATGTATGACCCCAAGAATCCATCCGAAAAAAGATTTGGATACACTAGAGAGGAATTTGCTGCTTTATCCAGAGCACAGCAAATGGATGTATATAATTCATACATCGACCAAGTAGAAGAAGATAGAAATAAGCAAGTTAAAGGCGTAATGGATACTGCCTTGGCGCAATTAGCGCCTGCATTGTTAGGTGCTAAACCACAAGATCCAATCTATACGGAAAGAGACACTCCTCAAGCATATGCGGCAAATAAGGCGATTGACGTTGAAGGCGGTGGTAACGCAGGGAAACAACCTGATGGGATCATCACTGCAGAAGAGATTCGTAAGTTTATGATGCAGAATCAGAGTAAATTTAAATCTTATGATGAACTTCTAAAAAAACCTGAATATCAACAAGGTCCTGGTCCCCAAGCATTCTTACCATTTGAGGTGACACCCCCAGAGGCCCCAGCATTTAAAGATCCTGGTCCTATTGCTTCTGCTGCAGGTGGTGAACACGAAATTTATTCGGCAGAAAATCCTAACAGTCATATGAGACTGAATTATATCAGTACTTTCAATATGGTATGATAAAATGATTGAAGTAAGGCAAGCAAAAAGGCAAGCGGTAGCAACGCAAAAAGTTTTTAACAATTCCTCTCAAGTTGTTAAGAACTATTTTAAGGCGTCTGAGAAACGTCAGAAACAACTTCATGAAGAAAGAGTTGCTGTCTACCGCCAGATGGCGGATTTTATCGGAAGCAAAGAGCAAGAGAAGTCTGTAAACAATACATTTGGCAATATTGCTAAATTGCTTGGACTTGCTGGCGCTGCTGCTGGCGGGGTTGGACTGAGACTTCTAGGTCGCGGAGGATCCAGACCTAGAATTACTGGCACACAGGGACTTAGAAATCCTTTTAGAACACGCCCACAAATTACGGGCGGTGGAACGGCAGCACCCAGAGGCGTCGGTCCAAGAATTACTGGTAATGTTCAAGCAGCAAAACCTGGGGGTTTATTAAGTAGATTTAAACCTCCTGCAGGTCTTAAACCCAGCGGTGTACCTGTTTTAGGTATTGCATTGACTGGAATAGATTATGGTACTAGATTATCGGAGGGTCAGACACAAACACAAGCAGCAGTTGGTTCAGTTGCCACTACTTTGGGTGGTGTTGCTAGTGCGAAAGCAGCAGCAGTTGCACTATCACCACTACTGGTAACACCTATTCCTGGTGCTAGAATTATCTATGGTCTTGGTGTCCTTGGTGCTGGTTTAGTTGGTGCTTTTGGATCTCAAAAATTAGCAGATAATCTTACTGGTGCTGATAAACAACTACCTGCTGAGGAATCTTCTAATGAAGATAGACTACAAGAACTTCTTAAGCAACAGATAGAACCTGTTGAATCTCCAGCAGCAAAAGCACTTAGTAAATCTCTAGATGTATTTGAAAGAGTTCTTAGTAAGTTAGAAACCTTTAAACCTTTCTTTGTTAAAAAGGACAGTGATGTGGATATTACTGGTATTACTCCTACTAGACCAAGAAGACCAAGAACAGTACAACCTATCGAAGGTATTTTCCCGCTTCCAGGCGGTGTTTTAAGCACTGAGGAGGTTGGATTCCCTGGTGGAGAGTACGGTGCTCCTAGAAATAATGGTAGACATACTGGGCAAGATATTGGAGGTCTTCCCCCAGGATCTCCTGTAGTTGCCTTTAAAGATGGTGAATTGAAGATTGAAGGTCAAGATAGATATGGTCAGGATATTATCCTAATCGACCACGGTGGTGGCATTTTCACGAGATATAAGCACGTTAATGCATCCGTTCAGGAAGGTGATGTATTTGCTGGACAAAAGATTGGTGTACTTGGACCCAAAACAAAGTCGTGGGATGAGCACCTTCATTTTGAGATTTTGCAGGGTCCAACCATACAAGAGGCGGCACCAGTTGATCCACTACCCTCATTGAGAGAAGCAGAAAGGATTCCTGAACCTATCAAACGAACATCTAGTATTCCAGAATTGGAACCAAAGATTGCTAGTGCTGGACTAAATAATGAGGGTATGTTCACATTCTTACCATTTAGTAGTGGTAAATCCCAAAAAGGAAGCACGCACGTTGCTGTATCGCAACCACCTGCGATAATTCTTGGGAGTGGGAGTAAGGGATTAACACACGGTCAATTATTGGCCCTAAGTCTAGATAGATTTACATAATGCAGAGTTATAACAAAAGTCATCAAATTCTAGAAGCAACATTAGTGTCTGCAGATGACACAGATTCCAAGGGGAATCCCATCTCTGCAGATTTGAGGCAATTTATTGGTGATATTGACTACTACGAGAGCATTTTTGAACCTGTACTATACATGACATTTCCTGTCATTAATAGTATTGGAATTTTTAGTAAGTTTAAAATTCATGGTGGAGAAAGAGTTTTCCTAAAGATCAAGCACGCTAGTGGATCTTTGGATACAACTCAAGACCTTGAGATGTATGTGTACAAGGTCTCCAACATTGTACAGCAGAACAATAAAGAAAGTTTTACATTGCACCTGATATCCAGGGAGATGTTTACTAATGAAACAACTTTCCTTTATAGGAAGTATAAAGGAAAAATTAGTGAAACTGTAAAGAGTATATTGTCAAAAGAACTAAAAACCACTAGAATAGGAACGATTGACCCAACGTCAAATGTCTATGACTTCATGGGCAATTACAAGAAACCATTTCAAACTTTAATTTGGTTGTCTGCTAAGTCTATTAGCACAGTAGACAACAAAAAAACATCAGGAAGTGCGGGTTTCTTGTTTTACCAAAACAGAGATGGTTACCACTTTAGAGCAATTGATGAACTCTTTCATCAATTAAAAAATACCAAGAACTACTTCACATATTATCAATCGCACGTCAGTCAATTTGCGGATGTTGATGCTAACTTCAAGTTAGTTTCGGATCCAATATTTGATCAAACTGTGGAAATGATTGCGGATTTGAAGATTGGTAAACACGCAAGTTTGAACTTATTTTATGATATTGTCACCAGACAACCACAATTTCACAAATATACTTTAGAACAAAGTCTCCCATCCTTGAGTGGTAGAACTGCAGGAACACTTGATAAGCATAAATTTCCTGGTGCCGTTGGGAATGTACCTTCTAGAGTAATTTTGAAAGTAATTGATGCTGGCACACTATCTGATGGGGGTGATCTTAAAACTGCACAAGATCAACCATATTACCAGTCTCAGTCAATCATGAGATATAATCTCTTGTTTGAACAGACGTTAAATATAACAGTACCTTGCAATCTTCAACTAAAGTGCGGAGATGTAATTAAGTTAATGCTTCCAGATACGTCCAATCCAAAATATTCTAAAAATGATTTGAATGCTTCTGGATTTTATTTAATTAAAAATCTAAGACACCTCTTTATTTCAGGTAAAGAAAGAACAGCATTAACACTTGTAAGAGATTCATTCGGAGAACAATCATGAGCGAAAAGTCTATTGAGGATCATATCCAGAAGGATAAAGATATACTTCAGGATCCAACACTATCTCCTCAGATGCGTAGACATACACAATCTGAGTTGGAAGAATTGGAGGCATATCATCAAAGACATCCAGAAGATGACCACGATCCATCTTCTCTTGAACTTTATTGTGATGCAAACCCAGATGCCCTAGAATGTAGAGTATACGACGACTAATGTTAACTGATAACGTACTAAACACACACTTTCTTGGAAACGATGGGTTTCGCTGGTTTATTGGCCAGGTAACCCCCGATCCAAACTGGCGTGAATTTAGTATCAAGTATGGTTATAGAGCAAAGGTAAGAATATTTGGTTTTCATCCTTCTGATTCTTCGGTTAAAGATGAAGAGTTACCTTGGGCGCATTTTCTAGTTCCACCTAATGTTGGCGCTGGCAATAACTACGGTGGATCTAGTTTTGCGCTGCAGGGAGGAGAAACTGTTTTAGGTTTCTTCTTGGATGGTGCTGATGCACAACAACCCATTATTATGGGTGCATTGTTTGCTTCCCATACTATTCAAGATGTAAAATTATTCAATGAGGTAATTAAGAAGGGAACATCTGAATTTAAACCAATTGGTCCTAATCCAAAACTGAAGTATGGTAAGCATGTATCGACTAGCGGGACAGAACCACCTCCAGCATCAGGTATTCCTACAGAGAATAGAGCACTACTCGGCGTAAAACCAAAGGGAGACGATGATGAAGAGGAAGAACTTTCTACACAACAACTAGTTATTGATGAGGCAGAGATTAGACTTGCTGCGGTTCCTAAATGTGACCGTGGTGATGGAATTATGTCTAATCTAGTTAAGACACTAAGATCCTTCATCAAAACCGCAAGAGAATTAAAAGAGTTTAAAGAAGGATATCTTGATCCAGTTCTGAATGAGATTCAAAGTGCATCTGCACTGGTGGGTCAAGTTGGAGATATCATCTCTGGTCTATTCTCTATAGTTATTAAAGAGACTAGAAAATGGATTTTGGGTGAAATCTACGACAAATTTGCTAAACTTGTTAATCAGTTTGTTCCTGATAGTCTTATTAAAGAAATTGCAATGTTCAAAGCGACGGATGCTTTGTACTGCGTATTTGAAAAAGTATTAAAAGGTTTGACAGGTATTGTCGAAGAGTTCCTATTTGGTATGTTAGGAAAGATCATCACGATGCCACTGTGTGCGGCGGAGCAGTTTATTGGTGGTCTGATCGCGAACATTACTGATCAATTGCAAGATGCAGTAAATGATGCGTTGAAGGGGATTCAACCAATCATTGGTGGAATCAATACTGTTATGTACTATTTTAACAAGGTTCTTGGGTTTGCTAAGAAAGCATTGAACTTCTTGAGTTGCGAAGGTGATAACTGTGAAGACAATGTATATGATTGGGTAGCAAATTTTGGTCCTGTCCCCCAAGATATTATTGATTTTCAGAGAACTATTGACCTATCTTCTAAACTTGATGGACTGGCGGGTAAAGCAGAAGCAGCAGTTAAGGGTTGGTTTGGTGGTGGTGATGATGAAGTTGAGGGTTTATTTGGAGATAAACTTACCAGAGATCAAGCAGCAGCACGAGCAGAGGCACTTATCGGACCCTGTGATCCCTTTACATTTGAGTGTGGTCCACCTACCGTAGAATTCTTTGGTGGCGGTGGTGCAGGGGCACTGGGAAGCACTGTGGTGAATAGTTTTGGTGAGATTGTTGGTGTCGATATGCAAGATTTTGGTATTGGATATACAAAAGCACCTTTCGTTGCATTTATTGATGCTTGCGAAAATGGACGCGGTGCAATAGGCAAAGCAATTATGCAGGATGGTAAAGTCACTGGAGTAAGAATGCTCTCTACTGGTGGTAATTATCTTGCGCCCGCAATTACTGCAGAGAATACTGGTAAAGAAGTTACTGGGTTCTTGACTGGTGTAAATGTTGTGAATACTGGTGCAAATTATCAAGAAGGTGATTTGATTGAGAGTGGTTGTGGTATTCTAAGACCAATTCTAGACGATGAAGGTAGAATCGTTGGTGCAGATCTAATCAGTAATAAAGCGGGTTGTGATAGATTCCCTGAACTAACAATAAATACAACGAGTGGTTTTGGTGCGGTTCTAGAACCCGTTCTAGAATTTAGAGAAGTGGGCGACATTGATGTTGATCCTACCAAGACTATCGCTGTTATCGATTGCGTCAGCGCATATAAAAAATGAGTCATGCTCCCTTAACATTTTCTCATCCAGAAGACGGTTTTCTCCAATTCGGTGAAGAACGTGATGGTGAAATAACGAGAAAGAAAAATTGTCAACTGGCGGGTGGATCTGGAGCAAGTCTTAGGGTCTTCAAGGACGGTGGATGGGAACTCAGAGCATCACCAAATGATCTGGGATCTAACATTCTTCAAAGAGGAACTGGACCACTCAACATTTATTCTGACGGTGATCTCAAAATTGAATGTAAAGAGAAACTAACTCTTAGAGCAAAAGACATTGTAATGGAGAGCACTGGCACCAAAGGTGATATCATTGCTAGACCAAACAATGATTTTAGGGTTGAAGCAAGAAATAATATTAAGATGACTGGAACCATGGGTGCCATGATTTGTGACCATAGACTGATCTTGGCATCCAAGGGTGCTGTATTTGTACGCGGTAATCCAATTAGATTTGTCGAACCAAGATCAAAACTGATTCCTACATCCTTCAATGACTTTATTGAAGAAGCAATTAATACATTCCTTATTCCTGGAGGTTAATTATGGCAGGCATTGCTGACTTATCATGTGGCAAAGTTTATATTGGACCAGAGTTACCTGCTGCAATTGATGCATCTCTTGGAACTCTAACTGATGATCTAGACCCATTTGCTGGTACATTGGCATGTTGTGGTCCCGCATTTTTTGGACTACCAACGACTGCTGGTTTTGCGAGGGCAACTGTTACAATCGCCCCTCCTATCCCCACAGGACCTAAACTACCGTTCTCACTTGAGGTCTCTGGTGTAACCAATCTTTTGGGCATGACGAACCAATGGGGTGTTCATAACGTATTTGGTATCAGTAATCACATCGGATTGAAGAACTCGGTAGGACTCCACAACCACATCGGTTTCTATGATAGAATAGGCGCTGCCCTTGAAATCGGTGGTTCCGTGACCGTTCAACCTTATGATTTTTCTGCTGCCCCTACTGTTGACTGGGCAGCACCTTTATCTACTGATTATGGAAACTTGCATGTGACAGGAACTCTGTCTGCAGCAAATAAACTATTCGATATTGAGCATCCCACAAAGGAAGGTATGCGTCTCCGCCATGGTTCTTTGGAAGGACCTGAGAATGGTGTTTATGTTCGTGGCAAACTTGATGGCGGTTCAAATGTCATTGAACTACCTGATTACTGGAAAGGTCTGGTAGATCCAGAAAGCATCACCGTTCAATTGACCCCATTCGGTCACTCCCAGGAACTTTACGTTGGTGAGATCCAGTGGGGTTCTAAGGTTGTGGTGAAGAACAATGCTGGTTCTGGGATCCGCTGCTACTACTTTATTCAGGCAGAACGTAAAGATATTGGAAAACTGGATGTCGAAGTAGAAGCACCTGCCCCCGCTCCCGAACCCCCCAAAACCATTGACCCCGCGCAGGTTGACAAAGCGCACCATCCTTGGTAAGATGGTGCGGTAAACCACCGTCACATCATGAATAAACCGTTTGATGACGAGTACATCGACAAGATTACCGCCTCAGTAGAAGGAAGAACCTTCACACTTCATGGTTCTGACGGTAGTGAAAAGCAACTGGTCTGTGATACTCCAGACCAGTTCACCCGTCTTTTCAAGATGATTCAAGAAAACATGGAAAAAATCCCCCAGGGTTTTGAATTTCAATGAAGTACATTGTTTCTTATTATGTCCCGCGTCAGGGATACGCCGACAAGCGTGAAAATGCTACTTTTTTCAACATCGAAGATGCAATTCGGTGGGAAGAGCACGTCAAGAAAAATCAAAAAGCAAAATCTAGTAAGATTCTAGTACAATGAGACCTCAGACCAGAAAATCTATGGAAATGCTGTTTTCTGCGAAGTGGAATTTACCCAAGGCAGCAGAACACTGTGGTCTAACGAATAAGGAAATGAAAATCACATTCAATGAGTATTGTGCTTTTCATCCCCCCACTTATACTACAGAGTCTCATCAAAATACTGATGGTTTTCTGGATCTTCCAGAGCAGTGATGATGTTTGACTTGGCGGTGATCTGAGCATTGATCTTGGACTCCGCCTGGTCATATCCAAATTTTTGAAGTTCAAAGTTAGATCTTGCTTCTTTTAGAGCATTAACTTGAACAATTACTGAATTTCTTTCAGACCTATATGTCGAAAGACTTGCTTCTAGTGTAGAAATGGAAGTTGCATAACCGACACACGTTCCAACACCTGGAATACCGAAGTGAGTTCCGATCGATACCGTAGAAACACCAACATAAGTACCGACACCAAGATTGCTTGCGGTCAATGTTGATGTACTAACTTCAAATGGATTGGGTGTAGTGAAAGACCAGTTGTAAGCAGTTACTACATCACCAACAACTTCTACAACACCATCACCCGTAGTTCCACAACCTACGGCATTTGCACTCTGCCCAAGTGCCAGGATTTCATCTTGAATATCTCTAATTTGTGCATTAATCGTTACGATCCTGTTATCTAATCCTTTTGTGGATGGACCAAAACGATTGATCATAGTGTTCACGCCCTCCACAATAGCAACTTGACTATTAGGATCTAAAGGATCTGTTAGGACTGTGATTCCTTCTTTAGTCTGTCTCAGTTGTTTGATCTGTTCTAGATCTTGTTCAATAGATTTCTTGTAAGAATTAATCAATTCACTGCTTTTTTTGCCCAGCGCCATACTTATAAATACAAAGAAGAAGGTGTCATTATTTATAGGCAATGCCATTAAGCAGACTAGAGAATTTTCTAAAGAATATTCAGGGTTTCATCATTTACGTTGATCCTAACGAAATTGACGCCACTGATGATATTACCAACCAGGGTAATTCAAAAGCACGTCCATTTAGGACTATCCAGCGTGCTCTAATTGAAGCAGCGAGATTTTCTTATCAGGCGGGTGTAGACAACGATAAGTTTGATCAAACAACGATCGTTATCTCTCCTGGTACTCACTACATCGACAACAGACCAGGTTACCGCATTGACACCAGCGGTAATATTACAGACGCTAATGGCACCACTCAAAGTATTCCTGAACTGACACTATCGTCCAATTTTAATATTCAGGATGCTCAAAACGATCTTTATAAGTTCAACTCTATTCACGGTGGTGTAATTATTCCCCGTGGTGTTTCGATCACTAGTATTGACCTTAGAAAAACTAAGATCCGTCCTAAGTATGTTCCCGATCCTGAGAATGTAACCATTGAGAGATCTTCCGTCTTTAGATTGACTGGCGGATGCTACATGTATGGTTTCACATTCTTTGATGCTGATACCAACGACACGATCTTTAAGGATAGCACTGGTAACAGATACGCTCCTAGATTCTCTCACCATAAACTGTCTTGCTTTGAATATGCAGACGGTACAAATAACTTTGAATCTACAGGTAATACTGACCTGGGGATGTATTATCATAAGTTGACACTTGCTTATGGTACAAGTTCTGGTAGAGCACTGCCTGATTATCCTGGCAACGATGACTTTGAGAAGAAAATTGATGAAACCAGAATTGTTGGTTCTCTAAGTCAAGCAGGTGCTATTGCAATTAGCGATATCTATTCTGGTATAACACCAACAGATAGCACAGCAACTTCTGTTGTTACTGTTGTCACTTCTACTGATCATGGACTTCAGACTGGTACACCTGTAAGAATTACTGGTGTTAATAATAGTGAATATGATGGATCTTTCCTTGTCGCTCAGATTCTTAGCGCCACTTCTTTCACCTATTCTCTAGCAACTGCTCCAACATCTACTGCAACACCTGATCTCTCTGGTCTAACCCCAGAGATGGATGTTGAATCTGATAGTACAGCGTCTGCATCTCCTTATATTTACAACTGTTCTTTGAGATCATCTTATGGACAGTGTGGTATGCTGGCAGATGGCAGCAAAGCGACTGGTTTCAAGTCGATGGTCGTGGCACAGTTCACGGGTATCGGTCTGCAGAAAGATAATAACGCATTTGTTAAGTACAACAGGACAAGTGGCATCTATGAAGATCAAGCAACTCTAGGATCTTCTGTTAACCTATATTCTGACGTTGAATCGAAATACAAACCTGATTATGCAAACTTCCATATTAAGGTAATAAACAACTCCTATATCCAGGCAGTTTCGATTTTTGCTATTGGTTACGCTGAGCAGTTTGTATCTGAGGCGGGTGGTGACCTTTCCATCACCAACTCCAACTCTAACTTTGGTGCAAAATCTCTTATTTCTGCTGGTTATAGAGATAATTCATTCTCTAAGGATGATAAGGGTTATATCACCCACATCATCCCACCCAGAAATAATACGAACAAAGTTACAGACCTTACATATCTAACTGCTGATGTTGATGTAACTGCTGGTCTGTCCACTGACACCAAAATTTATTTCTATGATTATAAGAACCAAGATACTCCACCACCAAGATCTGTAAGTGGTTATATTGTTGGTGCAAAGGTTGATGATACTCTAAACGTTTCTATTGCAAGTTCTATTCAGACTGCAAGAATCTTGATGCCCACACCTGGCACAGATCCTGATGAAAGAGTATCTGCTGTCAAGTCTCATGTTGTTGGTAGAGTATCGGGTATCAACTCTATTACTTCTAACACATTTACTCTACAGGAAAATCATAAGTTTATAAATGGTGAATCCATTAGGATCATTAGTGCTGATGGTAGTCTACCTGATGGCATTGAATCCAATAAAGTTTACTTTGCAATTACTGATGGTTTGAATGCAGACCAGATTCAAATTGCAAACAATGAAAACGGCGCACTTGCTGGGTCTGAAATCACTAATCTGAATAATTTGGGTGGTGAACTTACCATTGAGTCTAGAGTTTCTGATAAGATTCCTGGGCAAATTGGTCACCCAATTCAATATGACTCCAACGGTTGGTACATTAACGTTGATGTTCGCAACACCTTGCGTGCCGCAATTGTCGCCAACCAAGCAAGAATTACACCTAAGACTTCAAACCTAACACTTACCAGAAAACCTGATAACAGGAATGATGGGGATAAGTTGTATAGGTTTAGATATGTTATTCCTCAGGAAGCAACAGATGCTGTTGCACCTATTCCTGGTTTTGTTCTTCAGGACTCTGGAACTCCCATCGATGATACTGTATATCAAAATGATAATACAGATATCACCGACATCACTAACCTAAGAACTAATACTAGCATTGTCAATGCTTCTTGGTCTGGTGCTACTGGTATTGTCACGACACAATATCCTCACCAACTACTTGATAATCAGCATATTCGTATTAGAAGACTCCAGACTACTAATAATACGACTGGCACCGTCAACCTTGGTTTCAATAGAGACTTCACAGTTACTCAAGTTATTGATTCCAGAACATTTGCTGTTGGACTAAACACTGATCCAGGTGGTATTACTACTGTTGCATCTTCTAGACCTTATACTTATGAGGATGCAACTGTTGTTGGTTCTGGTAGAACGTTTGCTCCATATTTTGAAAGAGTGGAGTATGGTCCTGCTTATCAGGTATTTGATACCACAACAATCCAAAAGTTTATCCCCAGCGTTCAGGATGGTATCTATCAAGTTACCATTGCTGGTCATCTAGCAGCACCTCCACTATCTCCCTTTGCAACTTCGACCAAGTTCTTGCCCCAGAACTTTGATTACTATGTTCCCGAAATTGATTCGGACAATCCTGTAGATGATCCCGATGCTGCAGCATCTTATGCAGTTAGAGACCCCGATGGTCAAGTTGATATTAACAATGTCAGGAACTCTCTAACTAGAGAATCTATCAATAGTTTCATTACTAAGTCTCACCTAGGTCTTGGTATTACAAGTCTGACTGTTACTGGCGGTCAAGCAAGTGTCTTTACTGATTCTGATCATGGTTTCAATGGTATCAGTTCTGTAACAAGTCCTACTGGTGGTTCTAACCTAGGTCTGGACAATGCAACAGAGCAAACTTACTATAACGTTGATCTTGTAGGTGGATCTGGTCGCGGTGCAACTGCAAAGGTTGTTGTTGGTACTTCCAATACAGTTACTGCGGTTACTCTAATCAACCCTGGTTCTGGTTATGCAGTTAGCGATACTCTAACACTAAGAGGTCTACCTTTCTTCGGTTCTCCTTCTGATTGTACTGTTGATGTTCAGGCAATCAACGATAACGTTGGTGATGTTGTCGAAATCGTAGGTGTTTCTAGTTCTAATTACAATGGTCTTCACAGAATCACATCTGTTGAGGATGCTGTACACTTCAAGTATACAACAACTGCTGAAGATTCTAGTTCTGGTGGCACAGTCCGTCATGTCGGCACTGCAACTACAGTTATTTCTATCGCACATGATCCTACTAGTGGTATTGCAACTGTTCAGTTTGCAAGAGATCTAGGTCTCCAGTCTGGTAACAGGGTTATTCTTTCTGGTGCAACTGGATTCGCCACTGTCTACAATGGCGATAAGTACATTGTACAAAGAATTGGTTATGGTTCTTCTCTATCTGTTGAGATTGGAATTACAACAAATGCACCTGCAATTACTGGTCTAATTACTGCTTATGGTGCTGGACTAGGTGCTAGAAGAGGATTCTCTACCAGAGGTAATGAGCGAGTTGGAGAAAGACAACTCACCGTATATGCTGGTAAGGAAACTATTCTCACCAGTGGGATTAGTACTACTTCTACTAGCATCACTCTTCATAACACCACCATGTTTAGAAGAGGTGATTTCATTCAGATCGGTAGTGAGATTCTTAGAATTAAGGATAGCGATATTAATGGGGTTCTGCGCGGTGTTCTTGGTACAAATGCAACGTCCCATGAAGCGAGTGAACTGGTTCGAGGTATCAAGATTCTACCTGTTGAACTTAGAAGAAACTCTTCGCTGAGATCTTCTGGACATACTTTTGAATACACAGGTTTCGGTCCTGGTAACTACTCTACAGGTATGCCACAGAATCAGACAAGACAATTGACTGATTCCGAAGTTAATATTTCTCAGGCATTTAGTTATAATGGTGGTTCGGTTGCCTTCACTGGCATGAACGATGATGGTATCTTCTACATTGGTAAGCGTAAGTTTGATAGTCAGGGTAGACCCATTCCTGAAGAGACAGAAACCGCAATTACTGAAGAGGAAGATAAGAACAACCTCACCGTTGATACCATTACGATTAACACCACACTAACTTCAAACGGTGATTCTGACTTTGTTGATCTTAACCTGAGAGGTAATAGAAAGGATGGTGGTGTTGCTGCTATTGGTGAAAATGTCTTCGTCGGTATTGGCACCACAACTCCAGATGATTCAGATTCTACCGACCACGTTCTAATTTCTACTGGATGGGACACTGGTGGTTACTTTGGTTGGGTTAGAACTCGCGAAACGAGTGGCAAGTGGAAGCGTTTTGGTAAAGTTTCCCTTGAGTCTGATTCTGATAATTTTGTATATGATAAACTAGGCGTTGGTACAGATTCCTTCACTAATAATGATTCTTTCCATGTAACAGGCGAAACCAGATTGAGTGGTAACATTCACCATACTGGTGTTTCAACTCACGTTGGTGATGTTCAGGTAAGTTCTGGCAGTTCCTTTATCGGTGCTGGTACTATTCCTGTTGGTGGTATCATCATGTGGTCTGGAACGATCGCAAACATTCCTACTGGTTGGGCACTTTGCGACGGCAGTGGCGTTACACCTGACTTGAGAGAAAGATTTATTGTTGGTGCTGGTGACGATGCTGGTGCTGGTGAAACATTCAATGCTACCACGGGTGCTACAAGTGGTAGATATGCTGTTGGCGATACTGGTGGTTCTACTGCTCATCAACTAACGACAGCAGAAATGCCTGCTCACACGCACAATTTCTTCAATATTGATTCTAGTTCTGCAGCAGGTAACTCTGGTGTTAGAGTTAACGCGGGTTCTGGTCAAGGTCAATCAACTACTTCTGCTGGTAGTAACAATTTCCACGAAAACAGACCCAAGTACTTCGCTCTGGCGTTCATTATGCGTACCGCCTAAATACTAAAAAAGTACCTGATAATTAGGCATGGCATCAGTCAATAAGAAATTTGTTGTTGGTAATGGTCTACAGGTCGGAGATTCTGGTTTAATTGTAGATACTGCATTGGGTAGCACTGGTATCGGTTCTACCCAACCATCCTCTGGTCTAGATGTAACTGGCGATGTGTATACTTCTGGGGTTACTACATCCTTCCTGGGATTTAGTGGCAACTTGACTGGTGTCGCAGTCACTGCCGCAGTTACGGGTAATTTGACAGGAGATGTAACAGGAAGTATCAATTCTAGTGGTGTTTCTACGGTAGCATTCTTCCAGGCGACAAACATTCGCGCTTCAGGTATTATAACTGCTACTAACGGATTTAGTGGTAATCTAACTGGTGGAGTAACTGGTGATATATTGGGTAATCTCACTGGAAATGTAACTGGTGATGTTCAAGCGGGGTTTGTAACTGCAACTAAATCTTTTGATGGTAATCTAAATTCTTCTGGTGTTTCTACCGCAGCATTCTTACAGGTAACCACCGTTAATGCTGTTGGTGTTATTACAGCATCTTCCTTTGAAGGTGATGGTTCTCAACTAACAGGTCTTCTAACTGGTGTTAATGAAGTAGGTGTTGGTACTGTTGCGTTCCTGAAATCCACTACAATTGATGCAACTGGTATTATTACTGCCGCATCATTCTCTGGTGATGGTTCTGCTTTGACAGGTCTTCTAACTGGTGTTAATGAAACAGGGATTGGTACAGTTGCATTCTTGCAATCTACTACTGTAAATGTTTCTGCTGGTGCTACTTTTGGTGGTGATGTAAGAGTTGATTCCCTGGGTGTTGGTGTTGATGCATCAGGTACAACGGGTGAAATTAGAGCATCTGATGATATCACAGCATTCTTCTCTGACCAAAGACTAAAAGAAAATATTGAGAGCATTGAATCGGCATTAGATAAAGTGTGTGAACTCCATGGTGTACTTTATAATTTCAATGAAGTTGCTTATGAATATGGGTATACCAGCAAAGACCGAAAAGTTGGTGTTTTAGCACAAGAAGTTCAAAAAGTTCTTCCAGAAGCGGTTGCAAGAGCACCTTTCGATACGGCATATGATGAAGATGGAAATGAGTATTCTCGCAGTGGTGAGGATTATCTAACAGTACGATATGAAAAGATAGTTCCATTGCTGATTGAGGCAATTAAAGAATTAAGATCGAAGATTGATTCTGATAAATAATAGAAGAAAACGTTACTATAATTTTCCATGTCAAGGGCGCGAGAACTTAGTAGAGTCGGATCACTAACTGGTATTTCTACCATCACTGGTGTTATCCATGCAGATCAAGACAATAACAGATTCAAAGTTGGTAGTGGCGTAACCATCACGACTAGTGGTAATATCGTTGCTGCTGGCATTATTACCGCAGCATCATTCGTCGGTGATGGTTCGGGCATTACAAACGCAGGTTCAACACTATCTGCTGGTTCTGGCAGCCAACGCATTGTTCTGACATCGCAAACAACAGGCGCGATGACAGCAACATCAACAGATTCTGGTCTAACATATGAGTCTGGCGCTGATGCTCTGACAGTCAGTGGCGGTTTGAGTGTTGGTGCTGCTGCTACAGTTGGCGGTAACCTAACAGTCACTGGTAACCTAACTGTTGATGGAACCACAACCACGGTTAACAGCACTACGCTGACCGTAGACGATAAGAATATTGAACTAGCATCGACTTCATCTCCCTCCGATTCCACGGCCGACGGCGGCGGCATCACATTGAAGGGCGACACCGACCACACTTGGAACTGGGTCAACTCCACTGATGCTTGGACTTCTTCTGAGCACATCAACGTTGCATCTGGTAAGGTTTATAGAGTTGGTGGAACTGAAGTTCTAAGTTCTTCTTCGCTTGGTTCTGGTGTTACTGGTTCTTCTCTAACATCTGTTGGAACTATTACTAGTGGTGTTTGGAACGGTACTGCAATTGCTAATGCTAACCTAGCAAACAGCACAATTTCTGGTACTTCCCTTGGTAGCAACCTACCAACTGCAACTTTTTCAACTTCTGGTACTGGTCTAAGTGGTAGTGCAACCTACAATGGTACTGGTTCTGCTACCTTCACCGTTACATCTAACGCAACTTCTGCGAACACTGCTTCTGCGATCGTTGCTCGCGATGGATCTGGCAACTTCACTGCTGGTACAATCACTGCGGCGCTAACTGGTAATGTTACAGGTAATGTTACAGGTAATGTCACTGGTGATCTAACTGGTAATGCTGATACAGCAACCACACTTGCAACTTCCAGAACAATCGCACTTAGCGGTGATGTTTCTGGTTCCGCATCGTTCGATGGTTCCGCTAACGCAACCATTACAGCAACTATTGCTGATGATAGTCACAACCACATCATTGGTAACGTTGATGGACTTCAATCGGCACTGGATCTAAAGGCACCTCTAGCATCTCCTGCTCTAACAGGTACTCCAACTGCTCCTACAGCAACCGCTGGAACCAATACAACTCAAGTTGCTACAACAGCATTTGTTTCTACTGCTGTTGCTAACGTTATTGATAGTGCTCCTGGTGCTCTCGATACTCTGAATGAACTTGCTGCTGCACTTGGCGACGATGCTAATTTCTCTAGCACCGTTACTAACAGTCTAGCACTCAAGGCACCTCTAGCATCTCCTGCTCTAACGGGTACTCCAACTGCTCCTACAGCATCTTCTGCAACTAACAACACACAAGTTGCTACAACCGCATACGTTACAACAGCAATTGGAAACATCCCCGCTCCAACTCTTGCAACTCTTGGTCTTGATACCGATGATGATGTTCGATTTGACTCCTTAGGTGTTGGTACAAATGCTTCT